CTGGGCCTTCCGGTCGCCCGACGGCCACATCAGCACCGGGACGGTGTCGCTGAAGCACACCCGCTACGACGGTGGCGGAATGCGCTACCTGCGTTTCCGGCGCTGGCTCGAGCAGCTGGATCTCGATGCCGGCCCCATCGAAGCGATCTACTTCGAGGAAGTGCGTCGCCACGTCGGCACCGATGCAGCCCATGTCTATGGCGGCATGTTGGCCGTGCTGACCGCATGGTGCGAGGAACATCTGGTTGCGTATCAGGGTGTTCCTGTCGGCACGATCAAGCGGTTCATCGCCGGCAAGGGCAATGCCGACAAGGCAGCCGTTATCGCGGCAGTTCGCGCCAAGGGCTTTGCCCCTGCCGATGATAACGAGGCTGATGCCATCGCCATCTTGCTCTGGGCAATCGAGACCCGTGGAGGTGTCCGGTGAGCGCGGTCGGTTTCCTGAAGCGCGTGGCGCAGGTGCTGGAAGATCGCGGTGCTGCCTATGGTGATCCCAAGACCCAGATGGAGGCGATTGCCCGGCGCTGGTCGATCACCCTTGGCACGCCTGTCACCGCCCAGCAGGTCGCGCTGTGCATGATCGACCTGAAGCTGGCGCGGCTCGCCCATGATCCCAACTATGCTGACGGTCCGATCGATATGATCGGCTATGCAGCGCTCATTCCGGAGATTATCCGTGGCCCGCGGTCGTAAGCGCAAGGCGGGCCGCCGCCACCCCTGCGGTAAGCTGGTCCCAGCCAGTGTGGGCGAGACCCAGCGTGAAGTCGTGGCCACTGTGCTCGAAGCCCGGCAGCGCCATTACGGCGTGACGGAGAGGCAGGCGAAGGACGACCGCTTGGGCACGGCGCTTGGCCGGGTCGCCTTTGCGGGCAAGATCACAGCAGACCAATATGCGGCAGGCGAGATGTACGGTGAAATCATGGCCCGCAACCGTGCGGTCATGGGCCTGCCCATGGATCAGCCGCGCTCTGTCACAGCCCTGCTTATCAACGAGGGTATCTTCGGTGGTAGCGCGCCTGACCATGACCCGGACCTGGTCGAGAAGGTTCGTCGTCGCGCTGCCGCAGCAATCATGATGCTGCGCACAGCCGACCACGATGCGCCTGGTGCGGTTGGTCGCAAGCCCAGCGTCCTGGTTCACGCAGTGGTTTGCCACGAGGTCGAAGCATCGAACTGGCCGGCAGCGGACCTCCTCAACCTTGGTCATGGTCTGGATGCCTTGTGTCGCCTGTTTCGTATCGGCAGTGACAGTTCGTGATCAGATTCACTTGCCATCAAGTGAAGTAACAAACTGAGTCTATTGTATTAGTTTGGAATTTTGCATTGACCGGACTTGCCCGATGCTGTAGACCTTCCGAAATAGAGGATTGAGAACTGCGCCCGGAGCCCACCAGCTTCCGGGCGTTGTTCGTTTCAGGCGTTGCGCATGGCTGAACGGCAACGGGGACGTCGGGCAGTTGCGCAGCGTCTGCGACGATTACGGGCCGAACCGCTCTGCCGGGATTGCGCCGCCAAGGGCATCGTTCGCGAGGCCACCGTCCCCGACCACATCGTGCCGCTCGCCAAAGGTGGCAGCGATGACGACAGCAACATCCGCTGCCTGTGCGCCGACTGCCACCAGGCCCGCACGGTCGAGCAGTTCGGGCTGCGCAGGACGGTCGGCACCGGCCCCGATGGCTGGCCGATCGGCTGATCCCTCCGGGGGGAGGCCGAATGTCTGGGGCCTTGGGAGGGGAAACCGCGCTTGGCCCAAACTTTTCACGACCGCGAGTTAGCAACCGGGGGTCATATGATGGATTGGCCGGCAGACAAGGTCGAGCGCAAGAGCGTCTCGGCACTGGTGCCCTATGCCCGCAATGCTCGGACCCACAGCGAGGAACAGGTGGCCCAGATCGCCGCCTCGATCCGCGAATGGGGCTGGACGGTGCCGGTGCTCGTCGATGAAGATGGCGGCCTGATCGCAGGCCACGGACGAGTGCTTGCGGCGCGCAAGCTGGGCCTGACCGAGATCCCCGTCATGGTCGCGGCCGGTTGGACCGAAGCCCAGAAGCGGGCCTATGTGCTGGCCGACAACAAACTGGCGCTAAACGCTGGCTGGGACGCGGAATTGCTGCGTGTCGAACTGACCGACTTGCAGGCCTTCGACTTCGACCTGGGGCTCACCGGCTTCTCCGATGACGAACTGGCTGCGCTGACCGCGGTGAAAACCGAGGGCCTGACCGATCCCGACGAGGCTCCCAACCCTCCGGAAATTCCGGTGAGTTGCCCGGGCGACGTCTGGTTGCTCGGCAAACACCGGCTGATGTGCGGCGACAGCACCAGCGTCGATGACATGGAAAAGCTGACCGCCGGGCAGATGGTCGACATGTGGCTTACCGATCCACCCTACAATGTCGCCTATGAGGGCGGCACCAAGGACAAGCTGACCATCCAGAACGACAACATGGCGGACGACGAGTTCCGCCAGTTCCTGCGCGATGCCTATGTAACCGCCAGCACGGTGATGAAGCCGGGCGCGGTGTTCTACATCTGGCATGCGGACAGCGAGGGCTACAATTTCCGGGGTGCGGCGCGCGATGCGGGTTGGAAGATCCGCCAGTGCCTGATCTGGGAAAAGTCATCGCTGGCCCTAGGCAAACAGGATTACCACTGGCAGCACGAACCCTGCCTCTATGGCTGGAAGGACGGCGCCGGGCACCTGTGGGCCAGCGACCGCAAGCAGACGACCATCCTCAAGTTCGACAAGCCGTCGCGCAATGGCGAACACCCGACCATGAAACCGGTCGCCCTGTTCGAATATCAGATGCTCAACAACACCAAGGGCGGCGACATCGTGCTCGACAGCTTCGGCGGATCGGGCACCACCCTGATTGCCGCCGAGAAGAACGGCCGCATTGCGCGGCTGATGGAACTCGATCCGCGCTATTGCGACGTGATCATCAAGCGCTGGCAGGACTTTACCGGCCAGGCCGCCACCCTCGAAGCCGACGGGCGAACCTTCGCCGACGTAAGCGAACAACCGCGGTAACAACGTGCATGACCTGGCTCTATCTCCCCCCGGATACGATCCGGGGCGCGATGACGCATGCCTGCACGGACTTTCCCTATGCGCCGGCGCTGGCGGGCTCGACCTCGGACTCCACATCGCCTGTCCCGGATACAGGACTGTGGGTTACGTCGAGCGGGAAGCCTTCGCAGCAGCCACTCTCGTGGCGCGGATGGAAGACAAGGCCCTGGATCCGGCACCTGTCTGGGACGACCTTAACACCTTCGACGGCCGACCATGGCGCGGACTCGTGGATATCCTCACTGCGGGCTACCCGTGCCAGCCATTCTCGGTTGCCGGGCGGCGTCTCGGCGAAGCTGATCCGCGCCATCTCTGGCCCCATGTCGCGCGCATCATCCGGGAATGCGATCCCCCGATCGTTTTCCTCGAAAATGTCGCCAATCATCTGCGCCTCGGATTTCCCGAAGTCGCCCGAGAACTGGTCGGCATGGGCTACGTCCTTGCGGCAGGACTGTTTACGGCGGCGGAAGTCGGCGCACCGCACCGGCGGGAACGCCTGTTCATCCTTGCTATCCGCGAGGGTGACCAACTGGCCAACCCCCAAGACGATTACCGGTGGAGCGAATTCGAGACGCGCGGAACGCGGAGCCGGTGGCCCGGACCTGCAGGAGATGGCAGCCCAGTGGCCGACACCGATGGCGAGCGATGGGAGCAAGCCCAGTGCGGGCAACCGCAAGACGGCCGATCTGACCAATGCCAGCCGTATGTGGATGACACCGACGGCCCGGGACTACAAGGATGGCTCGACCAGTCTTGCCAATGTGACGGTGAACGGCCTGCTTGGCCGCCAGGTCCTGACGATACCGCAGGCTGGATCGGATACCTCGGACATGCGCCGGACCTTGAACCCGCTGTTCGTCGAGGCGCTGATGGGCTGGCCCACCGGGTGGACCGGCTTCGACTTTGCGGAAACGGCGTGGTCCCCCTGGTTGCGGCGCATGCGCTGCGAACTCTCGCGTCTCAGCTCGTCCGGCATCGGGAAACCCAAGGTATGACGGATGAAGCCCGGAACGAAACCCAAACCAACCCATCTGAAGCTGATTG